GTTTGCTTCATCTAAAAATTCTGAAATATCTTCATCATCTTTTCCAAATGTAATGGTTACAGATGTATCATCTTCTTGTATGGATTGTATGTGTCTATTTTCCATAGTTTATTATTATCTAATTTTCCTCATCATTTCCAGTAACATCAGCAATTTTTTCTTGTGAACCAAAAGGTTCAAATGCTGTAGTAATACCATATTCTTTTGCCATTTCTCTTTCATATTGTATTTGTGCAAACACATCTTCTATATCTCTACCATAACTAGCTTGTACATCTGAATATGAAATAAAACCATTTGCCATACCTACAGCTAATGCATCAATTTCTTTTTTAGGATCAATCCACTGCCAACCTCTAGGTTTCCAAACTGGTGTATTAAATTTACTATATTTACTAGCAGGTAATCCGTTTAATAAATCTGTAAGTAATGCCATATCTAACCAATGTTCAAATATTATATTATGAAACTTATCTATAATTTTTGATTGTTCGCACTTCCAGTGGTCTCTTTCTTCTAAAGCACCTTGTCTTAAACTAGAATAGTTTACGCTTTCTAAATCGTTAGCCAGTGTATTATAACTAACACCTAAACTACTTGCTATTGCGCGTAGAACACCTTTGGTAAAATCTCTAAATGCTGTTGTTGGGTGTTGTGGATCAAATGCTTGAAACTCCATACCAATCGGAAGTTGCTCAAAGTTGCCTGGAGAAGCACTCATGACAGGAGTATGTGTATCCATTAAATCTTCACCTTGATATCCGTCTGCACCACCACTTTTAAAGAATCCCATTTTACTTGCTGATACTCTTGCCGCTACAAGTTCTGCTTCCATATAACCGTCAAGCATTTTTAAATCTCTAATACAAGCTGATAAAGGTGGAACACCACGTGATTGGTGTGGTCTTTCTTGATGATAAAAATGTATTATTTGATCTGCAGGTATTCTTTGATATCTGTTTGCATAATTTTCATAAGTTGGAAATGATGTATCGTTAGGGTGGTTTTTTAATATGTGATAATATAATGGTCTGCCAAAATTATCTCTTTCAACACCCATTCTAATATTTTTATTATGATCATTATATTCATGGTCTAAAAAATCTGATTCAATAAATTCAAAAGCAAACCTATAAGGATTATCAAAATTTTTAATTAATCTAACAATTACTTCACCGTCACGTGCATATGTTTCTGCAAATAATCTTTGTGCTTCTAACCAAGACATTTTACCGTCTGCTGTTACAGACCTTCCCCATTTTTTAAACTGTCCTTCAATAATATTATTAGCAAATGTGTCCATAGCACCATTTGGGTCTCTGCTTCTGACTTGTAGATGTACACCATTTGGACCAATTACATTATCCACATAAGCATTTATAAATCTTCTAGCATAAGCATTATTTCTAGCTAGTTCTCTACTTCTTGCTCTTAATGTTTTAAGATTTTGTTTTATTTCCGAATCAGCAGCTAAAGTAGTAGTTAAAAAGTCATTCATTAACCTACCAGTAGACGCACCAGTATAGCTTCTTTTATTCTGTTTAGTTCTTCTTTTAAAAAGTCTATCTAATATTCCCATGTTACCAATTAAATTTTGTTCCGTATTTAGTATATGGATTACGGCCTGAATTACCATCAAATCTTACTTTAATAGTATTTCCTGTTCCTTCACCTCTATCAATTCTTTCTTTTCTTAATTCATGATTGACTTCTGCTCTATAATAATCTCTCCACTGTACCAATTCAGTAGGTGACATTTTAGATAAACTTCTATTACCAATGGAATAACTTGTAACATCATGGTCTGCTTTGCCTTGTAATAAACTTTCAATTTTAGAAAGCATAATTTTTGCATGGCTTCTTGTATCACCTGCATGGTCAAAAGCATCATATTTAACTTCAATATAACCAGTATCTATTATTAAAGTTTCACTATCGCTTGTTCTTGTTACTCTAATAACCCAGTGATAAAGACCTTCAGTTAATGATGTGGTTACAGCATTATCAATTGTAAACCTATATCCGTTTGATGTTTCAGTAACAGTAGCAGTAAAACTTGTGTTAGCTTGTGATTCTAATATTGCTTTCCATGACATACTATAACTATCAGTAGGATAATCCACAGCAATATCGTTTCTTTCCCATATTACTGTATCGCCTTTATGAAAAAACTCTGGTTCTTTAGTTCGTATGCTTGTAAAAAGATTAGCCATTAAAAATTCCACCCATTGACAAAATTGTTATTTCTAGGTTTAACATACTGCTTACTTTCCTTTTTGTCCACTTTTACAGTACTTTGTGTTTGTATTTCAAGTCTGTCTGCTAACTTATTTACATCTGTATTTAACACAGCAAAAGCAGCAACTGCATAAACACGACAGTCTAATGCTTCGTTTCTTGGTCTTGTCTTAACCCAGTCACGTCTTGCAAATCCTTTGTGGTATCTAGTAACTATTTTTTCTGCAGTTATTTGTTTAAAATATTCTGCATCATACTTATTAGGAAAGTGACAATAGCCTGCACCGTCCTCTTTCATTTTTAATCTTGCATAAACTAATTCTTTTGTTGTGTCCACACCTACAGAAAACAAAGGTATTTTAGAAATATTGTTTTTTGTTGGTCTGCCTATAATAGGCCTCCCTTCCCCTGCTACACCTTTAATAGCAAATATTCTTCTAGCAAATCTAGGTTTGCAAAACTCATAAACTGATTTTGTGTGGTGACCACTATCTATACAAGCACTAGCTATTTTTAAATTGACTCCGTTTGGGTGTTTGTAGTTTTTTAATAATTTTAAATCAACTTGTTTCCATATTGCAGGAGTAGAGGGGTCTCCATAAATAACCTCATAATCCAACGACCAACTTTCTTCATCTCTACCCCAACCAACTATTTCTAATTCTATTCTATCATCTTGTACGTCTACACCTGAAGTAATAACAACAACACCGTCAGGCAATTCATCATCTTTCTTCATTAAATATTCTTCTCGTCTTTTGTATAAACCAATATCATCAATTTGTTCGCCTTCATCTTCCCAACTCTCACCAAGAAAAGTATTAACAAACACTCTTAAAGTTTCAGGCATTTTTTTTGCACTTAAAAACTCTCTAACAGCTTCTTCCATTGTTGCCCATACAGAATACAAACCTGATAAATGAAAACCTACACTTTTACCATTTCCTTCTGTTTGTGCTTTCCAATAACCTTTTGAAATTGATCTTATACGTTCACTATCAGTCATTTTATGTTCGCATTTTTCACATTGATATCTTGCTGTTGTTGGATTGTTATCTTCCCAAACAACGTGTGACCATTTTAAAATTTGAAAGTGATTACATTCTGTACAAGGTATATAAAACTTTCTTTGGTCTGTATTTTCAAATGCTTGTTCAATTCTACTTGAACCTTTATTGGTTGGTGTAGATGTTAAAACTATTTTCCTATCCCAAAATGTTGCACTTCTTCTTTTTGCTAATAATACTGGATCACCTTCTGAACCTGCGCTTGGTGGGTAACGATCTACCTCATCACATAAAACTATTTTAATTGGTCTTGATGCCAAACTGGAAGGACTGTTTGCACCACAAGCTGATATGTGACCACCTTCAAATGATTTATGTAAAACTGTATTGCCACTATCTCTACTTTTTGCTTCTGCAACTCTTTCTTTTAAAAGTGGTGTATCTCTTAACATTGTTGATAGTCTATCTTGCGACCAACTTCTTGCCATTTCTAAAGTAGGTTGAATCATTAATATTGGAGCGGGATCATAATGAATATAATAACCAATGGTATTTAATAAAACTTCAGTCTTACCAATTTGTGAACCTGACATAAAAACAACTTCTTCAATTGTTGGGTCTGATATAGCATCCATAATCTCTTTTTGATATATGGCTCTAGCAGTTTCAAACTTACCTGCTTCTGAACTTGCTTCTGATGATAATACTCTAAACTTATCTGCCCATTCACTCACCGTCAATTTCGGTGGTGGTTTCATCAGTCTCTGACTCGATTTCAAAATCGTCATCAGACCTTTGCTCGGCACTTGCAATTTCTGTGTCTGCAATCTCATTTAAAACCTCATAAATCCTTTCTTTTAATAATAGTTTAGCTTCATTGATGTTGTCTACTGTAACCATTTGAGGAGCTGCCTTATTTGGTAATGATAATAATTTTGTCTTAATTAAATTAACATAATGTAACCAAGTTTTTTTAACCTCTTTAGTAGATATTAAATCACCTTCCATTTTTGCTTTTTCAATTTCTCTTAATTCAGCAGTGGCTAATGTTAATCTATTTTTGTTTTTAATTATGTCATCAGGTGATATCTCTCCTGACATTTGTAATCTTAAATAGTCAATATAACCATGAACTACAGGAACAAGTTCATATTTGCCACGATCAACTCTAGGTATAATTCCCTCTTTAGTTAATTGTTGAACTCTACGTTCAGATAACTTTAAAAGTTTAGCTATTGTTGTTGTGTTGTAAGTTTGGCTCATTTTCTAATAGCGATTGTCTTTTAAATTCTGCGTATTGTATAATTTTGTCTATATCTTCTATTTTTTTTTCTATAGAAGTTTCGTTACCCTCTACACGCATCACATATTTTAAAACAACAAAACCAAACCAAGATAGTTTATTTTTTATTACAAATTCTATAGGTTGAATTGTCCATTTTTTATAATGTTGTCCACCTATTTGATAATTTAAAGGATTATTGCTCATTTGTTTTCCTTATTACGTTTTCATTTATTTGTGCTAGTTTTAATTCTTCTTTAGTGGTTGAATTATGTGAACGTATTAAATCTATTTCAATTAATTTAGACTCATATTCTGCAAATAATTCTTTGTTATTGGTTTCTTCTTTTTCTAATTCAACATCTATTTCTTCAATTTCTCTACAAATCTTGCTTTGCATTTCTGCATCTTTGGCAGTTTTACCACCATTTCTAAATCTTAAATAGTTAGATGCTTCTGTTTTTTTTCTTCTTCTTTCTATTGCTAATAATTTAACTTTACTTAAATGATATTTTTTTGATATTTCATAAAGTTCATTAGCTAATACAGCAGGTTTGTAGTGTATTAGGTTCATTTCTTTTTAGATATATAATCACCAATTGCATAAACCATAACAGCAATAAATATTAATACTAATAAAACTAAACCCAATAATATATTAGTTATCATCTTTTGGTGTCCACCCAGTATTAAATTCTTCTTTAGCACCACGTTCTGTCATGCCACTATTATCGTATAGTCTTTCAACTTCTTCTTCTTCCATACCCAACATTTCCATTATATCTTCATCTTTCATGTTTAATTGGTCTTTCATTTGTCTAACTATATCTGCCATTAGCATAACACCATGAGCACCTCTTGCTCTATTATGTCTTACTGTTGCCATCATTTGTTCCTCTCTGTTTTTATTATTCAATCTAACAACTGGAACTTTTCCTTCAGTCATTTTTGAAATATCTTTATCTGTACTTGCTAAAGTCCAACGATGAAATCCGTCTACTATTTCATTGTTCTCTCTGATAACAATTGGTTGTGTCCAACCGTCTGACATTATACTCGTTTTTAAAAGTTTAAATTCAGGTGGTGGGATATGATTTGGATTGTAGTCATTCGCTTTTAATTCTTTTGCGTCAATCCATTCTACTGCGTTAATCGGTTGATTGAACATCTGCTAACTCCTTTGCATACATTGATTTTCTAGACTCCCATTCTTTTACATTGTTTTTAGAAAAGTATGGTTCTAGTTTTCTTCCTTTAAAGTCACCACGTACAGCAATCTTTAAAAGAAATTCCCAACTAATGCCACTGACAGGGTGAGGTGTTTTAGCTAAGATTGGGTCTTTTGTTTTTTCGTAATGTTTTTTAATAAACGATTGTATTCGTTCACTAATCATTCCCTGTTCTTTTAATGGAAATTTTCTAATCCAATAAGCAATATATTCTTCCCATTCCATACCTTCAGGTTTTTTTGGTTGTTCTCTGTTAGAATATAAAACAGTTAAGGCATGACGTGCTGCTGTATTAGCACCTCTTACCCTATAACACATTTTATCCCATATCTCAGGAAAACACTCTTTAAAAGTCCATAGTCCTTCAAGTGGTTCTTCACCATAAGGAGGGGCACATCTTTGAGCAGAGTGTGTCATACCTATCTTTTCCATTACATCGTAAGCATGGTTATAATCCCACCCAAATTTTTTAGGAGCAGTCCACACGTCTGCAGTTTGCCAATCATAAATTGGATAAACTTTATAAAAGTTACCTACGTTATTAGATATAGATTTTTGCTTTCCACTTGTTTGTAATTTTCTAGTAGGAAAACGAGATATATCTACTTGGTTTTTTACAGCTTCTGATAAACTAATTTCTTCTTTAGGTTGTATAATATAATTCTCAACTGTCCTTTGTGATACTGCTCTATATCTTGTTAAACTTTCATCTGCACGTATTCCCATAACACAAGCAGTTCTTCCATACTTTTCAACTGGATATAACAATGGTGCCATAAATGGAATTGTTAATCTTGCAGTAGGAATATGACCATTATAATTAGGAACTTCTGTTATTCCTTCAGGTGGTAATGGTCTAACCCATTTATCTTCTGATTCTTTTGCCCAAGGATACCAGTATGGCTCTTTTCTACTACAAGCGTTACGATGAATAACTGGAACACATAACCAACGTAAGTTTATATCTTTTTCGTTATATGTTCTTCTAACGTATTCTTCTGTTTGATATGGGATAGCTTCTTCATCCCAGTGTACAACATCAAGAGGTAGCCGACCTCGTTGTCTAGCTACCTCTAAAGTTAAATTTAAACATACTGTAGAATCTTTGCCACCACTAAACGAAACTGACACAGTATCAAACTGGTCAAAAATATTGTTTAGTCTTTCATAGGCAAGTTCTAAGACGTTTTTATCTAAGTGTTTTTTCTTTAATATTGGCATTTGTCATAAACCAAGCTATAGCACCACTAGATAAACAGGTGAATACTGCACCCCATACTTGAAAGTGTAATCCACCACCGAAGTTTCCGTAAGCCATCATTGGAGCTCCAACAAATAATGCTGTACATATACCCCAAAACACACCACTCTCAGAAAGTTTACCTTTCCAAATAGTTATAACTGTGGGCAATAATGTTGATGCTCTTAATGTTCCATAAAACAAAAACAAATATAATATTT